AGCCTGAAACGCCGTGGGCAAGGTCAGGCCCGCGCCAAGGAGCAAAGGATTTGATTTCAGCGAGTAAATCTTCGTAAGTCATTGTTCGGCCTTTCTGATAGCCCGCAGTAGTTCCCCGTATTCGTCGGTCATTGGATTGACAAGATGTTTTACTGCTTTCGCTGCGGCGAGCAAGGCGCGATTGGATTCACGCAATTTGTCGCGTTCATCAAGAATCTTCAGCATCGTATCTTCTCGAATCGGCATAGTGTTCATGGATGTTGCTCCCTTCTAGGCTTCATCGGCCAGCGCTTGTTCTAGCCGCGCATTCCTTCATGGCAACTCGTTTGCGGCTTCTCTAATGGCTTGCTCTCCGCCATTAGCAATAAAGACCTCGAAGGCTTTGGCGATGATGTCGGCTTGCGCCTTGTAAGGCGTATACGGGCATGGGCAAAGCACAAAAACGCCCTTGTCCAGTACTCGCACGGCGTATTCCTTAGCTTTTCGTGGGTATTCAGCAACCTTGATTTCGATTTCCATTTCTTCTCCTCCATTCACCCTTGAGAGTCTGGCTTCGGATGAGCCTGCGACTGGAAGTACAAGTCCAGCGCGTAATTCAGCAGCCAGCTAATCGTGTGCCCGTTAGCCTTGGCGATGCGCCGCAATTCCTTGTAGCGCTTCTTGGTGACTCTGACTGGTACTGTCTCGCTCATGCGGTGGTCGCTCATGGTGAACACAATGTAGCATGTTGCCTACTTTTGTGTCAAGCACAAAATGAAACTATTTTTAGGGCTGTTGAAAACAAGGGCAAGAGACACGGCTGCAATTCTTCCACCCAGAGGGGTTTCCCTGCTTTTGACTCTCTCTTAGCCGCGTGCAGCGCAAGTTACAAAGTCGGCCTGCGGCAGCAATGATTTAGAGTCTGGTCAGGCAATCACGTTTCCCTATATTTGGCTCCGCACGCCAGAACTGCACACTTCGGGCACCTGCCGTTAAAGCGCCGTCCACCGGATTCGATTGTGGCTTTTCTTCTCGCGGAGTGGAGAATACGTCGCACTCGCACCCCAGCGTGGAATCAGGGATGGAGCCGACTAACTGAAATTGCACCCTCGATTGGAGCAGGAGTCGAGGCCGTGAACCTGCCTGATAGGTTGTGGGGAAGTGAAGCAGAAACCCTCCCTATAAGGGTTTAAGGCGAGGTGTATAGGGCACCCCGCCCTAAAAGTTCGGCTCGAAGTGTGCGAATTACATGCCCACCGCAGCCGCGCGTACCAGCAATCTAGCCCGATCCGAGGAGAAACGCAAGCAGAAAGAATTTAGGCCCTAGCCCCTCCGTCTCTAAAAACAAAAGCAGAAAGGGCCAGCTCTAACGCGGCTGACCCGTAGGCGTGACTAGCGCCGGCGCAACACGCGAGCGGAGGGCTGGACTAGGACTGATTCAGCAAAGCATATTCAGTCCTAAGCAGATATTTTGTTTTCTTCTTGACCAGCGCACAGCAAAAGGACTAAGCTAGGAAGCGTGAGCGAGAATGCGCAAATCTGGCTAAAGATACTAGCTGAAGCTGACTGCGGAGCCTATGACTTTGGACAGATTGACGATTCTCTGCTAGACAGCCTAAAACCCACTGAAAGCCTAGAGCTTACTAAACAAGACAAACAATGGCTCAAAGAGCTACGGATAGCGCCATGAGCAGCGCGTCAAAACTCTATGACGTTACGGATGCTATCGAAGCTCTCGAATGGGGCAGTTGCGATGGCTGTGGACAGCATTATACCTGCCCTGTATGTGGCGCAACCAAAACAACTTGGGATGAATCTGGCATGAATGAACTGCCCGGCAAACACAAGGAAGATTGCCCCATCCCAGCGCTGATCGCAAAGCTAAGGGCAGCGCCATGAGTCAGAACCCTTCTCAGGATGCCCCGCCAAGCGATTCCCAGCCCCGCAGAGCCTACAAACCTACCAGATCACTCAAGCCCCCAGCGATTCAGAGCGCCGTGCTAGCTAAAAGAGCGAATGGAAGCTCCAAGCGTCAAATATCGAAAGACTTAGGCGTAGCATTTAATACCGTCACTAACATATTGGAACTAAACAACTTTGACGCGAATCTCGACGCAGAACGTAAAGAGAGTTTGAGCTTGATTCCTTTGGCTCGCGCAGCCGTGAAAGCTCGCCTTGAAAAGAACGACGGCGCAATAGGAATCAAAGTCCTCGAAAACTCCATATGGCCTTTGAATGCAAAGACTTCCAGGCAGCCTGACGCGGGCCTCACGCTCGCAATAGGCCAGCTTATGGGTAATGTAACCGTAGCAAGTACTACCGAGCTAAAGCCAATAGAATCAGCCGCTATTTGTGTCAGCACAGACACGCCAAAAGCAGAGCCAGCCAAGTAACTCACCACAACAGCCGATATTGTAAGGTTTCGTACCCGTTAACTCCTCGCCACTACGAGACATAATGCTTTTTATATGACACGTAAGCTATTGATTTATAAGCACGATAGATTGGCGCTCAGGACGTACAGTACCAGGAGGCAGGGAAGCAGCCGAAAAGGGGCTACCCACGCTCGCATATGCATAGCTTCCCCCATAACTTTTGCGATTTCACTTGACACATATGTACGACATGCTGTAGGTTTGCGAAGTGCGAAAGATATTCAGCCAACGTGCCAGAATCGTGGTTTATTTGGAGAACGAGGCGGTAGACCGGATGCTGGAGAAGGCGCGTGGCGGGGGCCAGACGCTGGTGGAATGGGCGCGGGAGACGCTGCTTGGAGAACTTGAGGACGATACAGCGAAAGATGGAGCTTGCCGAAGGTGCGGAGAGAAGTGCGACTACTGTGATGCTGGTGACGACAAAGCGATGCGACGGGTTGAGCCAGTACGTGTGGCTGGACGGCGGACTGGTACGCCTAAGCGAGTTGCCGAGCCTGCCGCGTCACCTGAAGGTGCGGTTGATGGAGTTGTCCACGAATATGTTGAGCAGGTTGCCGTACAGCAAGTTAGGGGCACCAAGACCTGCGTTCACGGAGTCGCAAAAGGCTGGCGCTGCTGGCAGTGCGGCGGACCAGCGATAATCGAATGAACAACCTCAACAATAGCTGGATGGTGGTTTTAGGGTATGCTGTCTTGACGCTGGCGTTCATCCGCGTTTGGGGCTGGATTGACGGAACGGATGCCTGGTACGAGAAACAGAGGGCGGAATGGAAGAAGGATTTGCCGAAAAATGGCCGGAAATGAACTGCCTGACGTTCGCCACGCCTGAAGATGCGAAGAAGGCCGAATCTCTGTTCAATAAGATGCAGGGGCGAATAGACATGCTCTCATCCTTGGTCCGTTTGCTCGAATGGGGAAGTTGCGACGGCTGCGGTAACCACGCTTATTGCCCACTTTGTAGCCAAGCCAAAGAAAGTATGAGTTGGGACGAAGATGAGCCCGTTAACCATGCAGGATTCCACAAGCCAGACTGCCCAGTAAAAATCGCTTTGGGGTAAAAATGGGCTATCGGCAAGGCATTCTCGAACTCAAGGACGCGATAGTTGGCCTTGAGAAACTTCCAAAGTCCAAGCAATTTGTGACATCCAAGTTCTTTGGCTCCGCCTACGTCGGTGGCGAGGGTTCCTCTAAGACTGCCTCTCTTTGCTGTGCGGCGATCTGTAATGCTTGGCTAGACCATGGTGGGAAGTCCCTCATTGGCCGTCTTAATATGCCTGCCCTTGAGTCCACCACCATGAATGACTTCCTTTCGATGGTCCCCGCCGACATGGGAGAGTGGAAAGAACAGCCTAAAACATGGGTTTTCTCTAACGGCCACACGGTCATTTTCCGTCACTTGGATATTTCCGATCCCAAAGTCACAGGTCACATCAAATCCGAGAACCTTAGCGCCGCCTACGTCGATGAAGCCTCGGAAGTCGATGAAAAGGTGTTTTTGCTGCTAGTCGGACGTATGCGCCGGGCTGGTTCGCAGCGGCGGATTCTCCGTCTTTCTTCCAACCCTGCTGGCCACGACTACATGTGGAAGCACTTTTTCGACCCCAACCGGAAACCAGAGTGGAAACAGCTTTTTGAGGGTATCAGCGCGTCCTCGATGGACAATATTTTCCTTCCCGCCGACACCGTAAACAGGAACCTGAGTATTTATCCGGCAGATTGGGCCGACCGCTTCATTTATGGGCATTTTTCTGACTTCACCGACCTGGTTTATAAGGAGTTTACAGAAGAATCCCACGTCTGGGATGACCGACCGGGCCTGGAATATGAGATTTTTAATGGCCGCTCGAATCCGCCGCTGGATTGGCCCGTGATCGTAGGCATGGACATCGGCGGCGGTGAGGAAGGCGACCCGTGGGCGCTCACTTTCGATTCCATAGCCCCCGATGGGCGGCTGTATCAGTTTGCCGAGATTTACGGCTCTGAACTTCGCATCAAGCCGATTGCCGAACAGTTCCATGAAAAAATGGAAGGCCGAACTCTTGACGGCATGGCCTACGATTATGCCCAGCGCGCGGCAGCGATTGAACTCGAAGAATACGGGATAGGCGGTCAGTCGGCCATCAAGGATGTTAAACCGGGCCTCTTTAAGACTGCTCAGTACATGCACGTTGACCCCACGCTTTCGCACCCGTTTAATTCCAGAATTTCCGGTTCTCCGCGTTCTTTTATGGCCAAATCCTGCATGAACACGATTCGGGAACACGGCAGTTATAAGTGGGCGAAAGATAGGTCAGGCAACGCCAAAAACGAACCATCCCACGAAAACAGCCACGGTCCCGACGCCAAGCGCTACGCGATTCATACTTTCCGGCCGCTGCCGGCACAAATCACAGAGCCTAAAATCTGGGAAAACAGGAAACTCGACATCGCCAGTCGCCTCTACTGGCAGCGCGCCAAAGAGCACGAAGAGAAGGAACCTTTGCGCCGCAAAGGATTTAGTACTTTCACTTTAGCCAGAAAAAGAGTAGAACAAAGACGGGAGATACCGCCGCAATGATTCCCACTGGCCCAGCGCCGACACCCGATGAACTCGTAGAAACGCTTTTCGCTGAAGTGCTCCTCCCGCCAGAAGGCTATGAATATCATGGCAACAACGGCCAGTTGCTTTTCCCTGTATTTGGCCAGGACCGCTGGCGCATTCTCCTGCACAAAAAAGATACTGACTTCATCGACAAAGCCAACTTCACGCCCGTTTTCCTAGAAGGCGCTTTCATCCTGAAATTGACCAAAGCCCTAAATGCCATGCAACGCGAACTCAACCAGGCGGTGAGCGAAGAGATTCCCGAGCCAGTGGGCAGCAAGGTTGTGATGTGAGCAGAGGAAACCTCGACATCGAATCTGGCGGCTTCCCTATTTACCCATCGGGCGGCAAGGACGCAGCTAAGGCTATCGCCAAATGGAACGCCCAGCGCCGCGTTGAGAGTATGCCAGATTTGAAAGACCCTCCGATTCTGACTCGTTCGCAAGTAATGTTCTCCACCGCTGAATCGGCGCACGATGAGCCTCGCTCCTGCTTCAACTGCCCGATGTATTTCGAGAAAGCCGGGCGATGCAAATACTTCGGGCCTCGCACCAAAATCTACAAGTTCACCGAAGGCGAGAAAGACGGAAACCCCATTGAATACTGGCCCGTTTGCGGCTATTGGTTTTACGGCAAGCCAAGTCAGGACTCCCCGAAATATTTCGAGACGCTTCTCGACCCAGAAGATGCGGGACTTGGATGGGTCAATGCTCCTAAACCCGGCCTTGAACAATCAGGGACTTGCTGCGGCGGCGGGAATGACGGAGACGATTGCGATTACTGGCGCACGCAAGGCAAAGAAGCTAAATGGGATGCTGTCGTCGGAACTTGCCGGGTGTTACAATCTGCCACAGCAAACATGGATTGCTGTGCGGTATGGACCGACGATGATTGGATAACTTGGCAAATTGGGCAGCAATTCCTTAAGGGAAAACCGTGAGAATACAGACGCAAGAGCAGAAAGATAAACTGAATGAGTACAAGCGCAACTGGTCGAAGGACAAACCGGAATTGCGTTTCATGCGATATTTTCGCCATCGCCTGAAGAGTCGCTATGGCATGACGCCCGAGCAGTTCTATGAACTTGCGAACGCCTTTCACGGGAAATGTTTTATTTGCCAGCGCGAAATGATTTTACCCGACAAGGTGAAACGCCCTGTTAGGCATGGTCGCTGTGCTGTGGTTGACCACGACCATGCTATCAATCAAGTTCGCGGAGTCATTTGCAATAATTGTAATCGCGCCCTTGGATTTCTGAACACATCATCTACCCTGCATCGAGCGATGGTCTATCTAGACACGTTCAACAAGGTGGCCTATGGCGCAAGCTGACCTTAGCGGCATGGGCAATATGATGAAGCCTTTGGTTATGGCAGCCATGAAACTGGCGCAAAAAGGAAAAACTCCCGACAAGCGCAAAGCGAAAATTAGCGCGAAGATGAAGATGTCCGTTAAGGCCAAGCATGGGTGAATTAATCTGTCCGTTGTGTGGTAAGTCGGCTATCCGCGATAATTGGGACGGCCACATAATAGAATGGGCAGGTGATGGATGGAAATTAACTTGTCCTGAACCCATTGTCGTTGAAAAGCCATTGTCGCATTGCGAACTAATCGGTGTTGAGGTTAAGCATGGTTGAAAAAACCGCTCTCGAAGTCCAAATCGAGCAGGAAGCCAAGGAACTAAAAGAAGCTCCGGTAATTCAGCCGATTATTGGCCAAGTGAAGCGTTGCCATATTTGCGGAGCGGTGTTCAGCGCCAGCGATTTGCGGCCCTTCGATACGCACGTTCCAGCCGAAAGAGGCAGGCAAGTACGTGAAGCGTGTCCAAACTGCCATCCAGACAGGAGCATCACATGAGGTTTGAAACATCGTATAAAAACGGCGATGCCGTGGCGTATTTCCATGACTCGGAGAATAAGATTGTTGTGCCAATCATCATGCCGGATTCCTATAAAGACGACGCGGAAGTGAATGCCAAGCGCATCGAACAAGCGCAAAAAGCTGCATTACGGAACTGGATTGAGAAAGCCTTCAAAGAAGGTATCCTCACGCCAGAAGAGGCAGAATGGTGCAGGAAACAACATGCCTAGCGAAAAAGATTGGGACGACATCCCGGTAGAGGAGATAAAAAGTGTTGCATCTTCCTTGCTATATCTCAAGCGCACTTTTGGGACTGATGTTGGTCATCCAGCAAATCCAGCACAACCGGACCAACCGGGGGCTAATCGACAAGATACTCGAAAGCAAGGGACTGACCCCGCTGCCTGACGAGCATCCGCTGGTGGAAACAGTGAAGAAGCTGGCGACGAAAGAGCCGCTGACGGAGCAGCGCAAGAAAGAATTACTAGAGCGCGTGAGGTTCAAGATACCGGGGATGCCAGAATACATGGCGAAAAAATAAATGGCTGGAACTGTCAGCGGGATAATGCAGAAGGTCACGAGCCTCTTCAAAGGCGGTAGTGATTCCCTCGTCCGCGACAAGCAGGAGAAACAGTCGAAGGAAAGCATTGTCCCCAGCTATCCGTGGGGCAGTCCCATTGAGGAACGCATCAAATGGATGCTCGACCAGAGATACTGGCAGCTTCAATACGAAAAACTTCAGCTCCATCGCAAGTGGTTCCGCAATCACCTCTTCTACTGCGGCTACCATGATTCCGTTCTAAGTGACATCGGGTTTTCCTTCGATAGCATCGGAGTGAACAGCGCGGAGTACGGATTCGCTTCAAACTACTACAGGAGCTACATCCGCTATGGCGCAGCCATGTACGTGCAGACGGCCCCGGAGTTTATTGCTCAACCGACATCTCCTGATTCAGAGTCTCAGGGAGTCGCAAGCGCTGCTCGGGCCACTCTGGATATTCAGAAGGAGAATATTGGCTACGACGCTATTCGAGCCAGAGAAGCCATCAATCTTCGACTTTTTGGAAACTCTTTCCGCTACAACTATTATTCCATCGACCCTCGCTATGGTTTTGTAACCCAGCCGGTCTATGAAGATGTCGAAGTGCAGATTTCCGAAGGTTCCTGGCAGTGTCCGGTCTGCCAGTTGCAAGGCGAAGGGCAAACCCAAGTCTGTCCCGCTTGCGGCCCTGACGCGCAAGCACCGCCGATTAACACGCCCCCGCAAACCGCACAAGTCCCACAACTGAAAGGGAAAGTCGCTTATCCCAAGGGCCAGGAGATTTGCGAAGTGGTATGGCCGTTCGAGGCTTACGTGCGGAGTTCAGTCAAGACGCTGAGAGAAGCACCGGAGTTTCTGCGCGTGCGGATGGTAGATTCCGTAGCCCTCCATTCCAACTTCCCGAACGCCCAGTTTGGAGGCATGACGGCAGGCGAAGGGGTGAACGTCAGCGAGGACATTGGGCTTGTTTATCAGCAGGCTATTCCAGATTTGCCGAGCGACCCGACACAATATCCAGGGTGGTATGAAAGAGCCGTAGCACAGCAGAAAAAGACTTTCATCCAAGGTTGGATTCGGCCTAGCCAGTATTTCTTTGACGATGAATTACGGAAGAAATTCCCCGTAGGACTCTATGCCGGGAAAGCCGGTGACTGCTTGTTAGAAACTCGCAATGAGTCGATGGATGACCATTGGACGCATTTCAAGCATATCCACGTCGAAGGGCGCTTCTGGGGCGACGGCGACGACGATCTTATCCCGCTCCAGATGCAATTTGATGAATGCGACCGGATGCTCATGCGGCATGTGGATTACAACACTATGCCGCTGCTCTTGGCAGATACACAGAAAATCGACAAGAACAACATCATCCGCGATGGCGGCTACATGATTGAAGTGAAAAATCTTGGTCAGCGGAACATCGACCAGGCGGTGAAATGGCACGCTGGAGGGCAGATTTCCACTGACGTTTGGAACTGGAAGAACACTCGGTTACAGGATATGCAGTTCCATTCCGGGGTCAGTCCGGCAGCCATCGGCCAGCATGAAACCGGGATTAATACTTTTGGGGGGCAGCAGATTGCCGCCGCGCAGTCTCAAGGGATGCTCGCTCCCTTGCAGCTCATGTATAAGGAAGAAAACGAATTGTGGGCCATGCAGATGACCAAGCTGGCTTGCGAGAACTGGCTTGATGACCGCGTGCAAGCCACGATGGGGAATAATGGCCAGTGGGAGTTCAAGATGTTGCGCGGCGAGATGCTGAAGATGGACGGCATCCGCTGGGTAGCGAGAATTATCCCTCTCGACCCGACTAAACAGCAAAACTTGAACCAAGCGATTGCTGTTGGAGCTTTCAACCCGCAGTTGCCTCCACAGGTTCGCCGCAAGGTTTTGGAACTCTACCAGATGCCGGTGGATTTGGACGAGGACAGCAAAGACGCCAAAGTACAGACCAAAGAGATTCAGCAAGCCACGACTACAGGGCAATGGCCCGAGCCGACGCTGGGCCGCGACAACGACCAAGCCCATGCGAAAACTTTGCGCGATTGGATGAACTCGGACGATTGGGACAAGCAGCCGCCAGAGGTCAAAGTCGGCGCTCAGGGCCATCTCTTCAAGCACTTTATGAACATGCAGAAAATGGCGCAGATTATGGGCGCGATTCAGGCTGGAGGACAAGAAGCGGGAGGCCAGCCCCCGGAGCAAGGAGCACAATCCAGTCCTGAGCAGCGTCAACACGCAGGCCAACAAAAAGGCAATGCCATGAAACCACATCAAAGCCAGCCAACAGCGGGTAATCAGCATCACGTAGGTAATGATGTCGGCATGTCGCGTTCAGCACAACAGCGTAGGAGAAACCGCCGATGATGAATTGGGCTTATATTGCTGGATTTTTCGATGGTGAAGGCAACATCAATGAGCGCGGTCATGGGGTATTTATTTATCAGAATGACTTGGAATCTCTAAACCAAATAGCCAAATTCCTCGGTGAGCAAGGAATGAGACGTTCAAAATTCAGCGTCAAAGAAAGCGGTTTCAGGAAGGACGGCACGAAACGTTGCAACGTGCTCCATTACGGAGCGAAAAGAGAAGTTCTTATTTTCCTTAATGGCGTGCTGCCATATCTTATCGTTAAGCGTCAGAGGGCGGAAGATTTGAGGCGCTATCTCATACTCTTTCCGCCAATGAGTGCAAAACAAGCCTCTGTTCTAGGAAATCAGTGTGGCTCCAAACGAATGCGCACTATTTATGGGTATACATCTGTCGATAAACGCGGATGGCCCTTGGGTCAGCGAAGGCATCATGGAACGCGATAGTTGTGAAATAGCTTTGCCTGAGAAGCACAACTTCCCTTGCTCGCACCCTGCTTCAAAGGTCTATTTGGATTTAGTGCAAAGTGAGATGCGCGGGAAGCCAAAGACGGTCCTAGTGTGCCTTCGCCATGCGGAAGTATTGGATTTTCTGAGAAGTGAAGAGTTGACGCTATTGGGCATTTTTCGGAGACGCAATGGGCGCACTCGTTGAGTGGCTGAGAAGTCTATGGCGAAGATGGTTCCCCAAGCTAGTTGTTGCCGTTCCTTCAGTTGTGAATGAACGCGCACCCGCAGCCAATATCTCTTGCCCTTATTGCCAGTCGGACTACACAGAGGCTTTGCGGTTTATCCCCGTAACTACTTCACAGGCTACGCTAGTTTGCTCCAACGAGGATTGTCAGCAACAGATGGAACTCTATCCTGATGGGCATTGGGGCTGGCTAGTCCCTCATGTAGTTGCGCGAGAGAGAATTTTGCGATGAGCAATAGCCCAACAATCCGACCGCCAAGCATTTATAAACAGGGCAATGCTCCCGACCAGCAAAGCGGATTTATCAGCCCGATTCCCTGGACCGATGATTTGTGGGTAGACATTGCCAACCATCTGGTAAAACGCTGCACGGCCATGAACCCGTATATCTGGGTTTCGATTGAAGGCTCCGGCTCGCTGACGCTAGTTTTCAATCGTGGCGCAGCTATGCTCAATCCCACCGTACCCATCAACATCATCACCTGGCAGGCTCCCGTGGCTTGTACTGTGACGAACGTGCGCGGCTATCAGGATGTAGGAACAGGCTCGACATTCAACGCGCGTAAAAACGGCGCTCTGACTCATCTCGCCAGTGATGGTACGATTGGTTCAGCGGCTACTTGGATTGACGGCGGAGCAGTGCAAAATACCGCCTACTCCATCAACGACAAGCTCGAAGTGATGATTACCGGAGTCGTGGGCAGTCCAAATCAGATTGCGATTCTCGTTGACTATACGCAGCCATGAGAGTATGAAAGACTAGAAATGCCCGAACTCCTGCCGAATTGTTTGACGCGCGAAGCTCCTACCGACTGGAACGCTTCTCGCGTTGGCATCGAACGTATCCGGCTCTACTGCGCTAATTGTGGGAAATTTGAAAGCTGGGTTAACCGTACCGACCTTTCAAAAGAGTTCGCTTTCTATCTATGCAATCCCTGTGCGGAAAAGTACGGCGACATCCCAAATCATCTGATGGTTCCCGACGAAGTGTTTTGGAATAATTTGAAACAAGAAACTGAGGAGAAACAAAAATGCCATTTGTCTATGATTTAGCTTTGGCTACGGCTGGCAACTCGACCACCAACGGCACGACCAACACGGAATCAAGCGTGTTCACTTGTGCGACGGCTGCGGCGCTGCCATCGAACACCGTCTCACTGTTCATGGTGCAAGTACAGGGCAAGGCAAACGCTTCGACAACCATCTCCGGCATTGCGTTCCGCATCATCAAGTTGACGACCGCTTCAGCGACGGCTGGCGGAGTAGCAGTTACGCCACGACCTACAAACGTAGGCACTCCCGCCGCTACTAGCGTAGTGTTCTCCGCCGTCACGACGATTGGCGCAACTGGCCGCACGGCTGGCCCTATTTTTGGTTGTGGCATCGCTGGTCCTGGTGGATGGGTAGCCGCTAACCCCGATGCGATGCAAACAATTCACCCTCTTGCCACGGCAGGTTCCATCGACCTTGTTTCCTCGACTGCTCCCGTTTCTCAGCCTTTTGAGTGGTCTGCTCAAATCATGGAATAATCGGCAGGTGAAATGCCTGCTCCAACGATAACTCAGCATAAAAGCACGTTCGCTATCAATCCGGCCAGCGGCGGAGCTATTACCGCGACTTTCACCTCTTCGGTTACAGCCGGGAACATGATTCTGGCGCTTGTTGGGGCGGCTCATAACTCAAACAATGCTTCCGCAGTAACTATAAATACGCCAACCATGACAGGTGAGACGTTTACGGCTTGGGCTAACTCTGCCAATGCTGGTTCTAGCAACAATGGCCAAACAGCGATTTTTGCGGTAAATAGTGCCGCTGGAGGCCAAACCTCCGTCAGTGTGACAGTGACTTATGCCGGAGGCACATCCGTAGACGTACACCTCCACATTATCGAGGTTCATGGGCAAGCAGGCAGCCCACGCGACATTCAAGGCAATACTGAATCCACAACCATGTCGGTGTCCACTTCCGGCACTACAACAACTGCTAACGATCTCATCATCGGATTTTTCTACGACGATATAAACAACATCACTTTTACCCACGGCGGAAGTTACGCGCAGGTCGAACAATCCAACAATTCAACTAGCGGTGACGCGGCATTCAGTGAATCCCTATCCGTTTCTAGTACCGGGACGCAAATAGCGACGGCCACAGGAAATGGGACAGACATCGTAGAACAAAGCATCATTGCCATTGCTGGAACGGGCGCTGGAGGGTTGGTATTTGAGGATGACAGTTTCAAGGTTCAAACTTCGCAACAATTTGAACCAATAGTGAGTATCTGGGGATGATTCTCTATCGGCATCCCAGCGATGAAGAGAACTACCCATTAGCTCCGTTTGGGCCAAATTCAGATAGTTTTACGCTTGTCGATGCCAATGGGAATAGATGGGATGTGGGAGTGCAGAATACCGGGCTCCTGCAAACCGCGCCTTCAACAAGAGCCTCGGTAACGGTTATTCTGAACTCTCAGGACAATCTGACTTCATGGCTTCTTGGCGTGACAACCAGCGGCCTGCTCACCACCACAGCCATTTCTTTCCTGGCAGGTTCTCCGACGCTTCGTTGGATGGGCAGCGTTACCGGAGCAAGTGTTTGGGGCTTGGGAGTACTGGACAAAGGCCAGCTTTTTACGGAGCAGTCGCCTGCGATATTCGAGGAAACGAGCGTAAGTTTCCTCAGTTTGAAGGCGTGGTAAATGGCTCTGCTTGAAGATGATGCTTGGTTTGGCGGAGTACAGAAGTGTTTCGTCAGCATAGCTCTGGCCAACATCGTTTGGATTGTCCCGCAGTACCAGAGTCATTCAACAGCCATACAAGCTCCATTTGCCTATGAGGAGTACTGGCAGAATCCAGTACCTCCAGTCCCGCTAAGTCTGACCTATCCACAGCCTTGGATATTTGACGAACAAACCCCAGCTCTCTTTCCGCAGCCCGACGAAGATTTCTGGAACAATCCCGTTCCGCCAGTTCCGCTTACTTTCCAGTGGCCGCAACAGTGGACGTTTGACGAACAAACTCCAGTACTTTATGCGCCCGCAAACGAGGAGTATTGGCAAAACCCTGTCTCACCTGTCCCTGGCTCGCTTACCTATCCGCAGCAATGGATTTATGACGAGCAAATACCGGCTCTCTTCAGCGGGATGGAGGAGTACTACTGGCAGAACCCTGTCGCGCCGGTTTCAAGCTATCCCGTTCCCTTCGTATTCACGGATGATTTCTCTCTCGTCCCGCAGCCAGGAGCCTTTGAGCCCGATGAGGACTTCTGGCTAAATCCAGTCGCTCCAGCCCCTCTCACCTTCACCCTTGTCAGCCCTTGGCAGGACGAACAGACCCCCTTGCTTTTCCCGCAACCCGATGAGGACTTTTGGGTTAGCGGAGTCGCGCCCGTTCCATTAACGCTTGCGCCGCTTTATCTGCCCGACCCCGAGCAGTATCCATTGCTCCTTGGCCAGCCGGACGAAGATTTTTGGGTGAGCGGCGTAGCTCCGCAACTCTGGCCTGCCTGGACGCTTCCATTTACCTACGATGAAGTCATTGTCCCGCAGCCTATAGCGTTTCAACCGGATGAGGATTTTTGGGTCAACCCGGTAACTCCAACGGCATTTGCTTTTGCTCCATTCCAGCCGTGGCAGGATGAGCAAACACCAACCTTGTTCGGTCAGCCGGACGAGGACTTCTGGATTAATCCCGTACCTCCGATCATGGCTTACCCTGTTCCATTAGTGTTTATGGATGACGGCAACTTCGTGCGGCAAGTGATAACCGGGCAGATTATCTGGCTGCAAGGTGGGCCAGTTTGAGAATTTGCTTGACAGGTATGGACTTGTAGTCTAAAAGGTGGAACGTGGACAAGATTACCTTCGAGGAGCTTGAGAGCACTGCAACTCAGCAGACCACCGTTAAAGCTGCTGAAACGACAGCGACCGAAACCAAGGCGGCTGAAACTGCCGCAGTGGTGGAAACCAAGCCCCAATTCACAGACACGGATGTAGAGGCGTACAAGCAGTTGGTCGATATGGGGATTACTCCCCAGAATGCGTCGGAGTTCAAGGCCGCGAAGCAAGCCCTTGAAAACCTCCCGATGCTTCTCAAGAACAATCCCGATTTGCTTTTGGATGAAATTGAGAAGAATGACCCCGAGCTGCATAAAATGCTGCTCGAAAAGGTCAGCGACCGCTGGTTCAATCGCCTCCCGTCCGATGTGCGTGAGGGAAAATCTAACGGCAATGGCAGTGAGAGCAGGACTGTCAGTTCGGCTACCAACCCCATGATTGAAAAGCTCCAGCGGCAAGTCGATTCTCTCGTTCAAGAACGCACGCAGGAAAGAACGGACGCACAGCAAAAGACCATCTTGAGTGGACTCAACACCACTTTTGAGAACTTGATTGCTAAGCTCCCGGCGAGCGTTACGGACAAGGACAAAGACTACATTCGCCTCAAGGCAGAACGCTTGCTTTGGTCGGATGGCAATGCCGCGAAGAGAATCAATTCGGGCGTGTACGTGGATGTGCCGACCTATTTCTCGAAGGCTGCGAGCCTCGTTACTGCTGAAACCAAAGCTGCTACAACCGCCGAGCACGCCGCACGCGCTGGAGTCGAAGCGCGAGGCGTAAAAGAGATTCCCGCCGCTGCCGAGAACGTCAACGGCAGCGCTTCCTCAAAGCAAGAAGGTCATGGACATGACCCGATTTGGGGAAACATCTCTCCCGAGGAACTGAAGTCGGCCTACAAGTAGCAGCCTGCTAAAGCAGGCCCACATTGGCGCAATTCGATTTATCCGCCGCAGACCCTATTTTCAAAGTAGTTTTCAATCCCAGAATTGAGAAACAGTTCAATACAGCCGCCGTGCTCTGGAACGATGTTTTCGAGGGCTCAGGAACCATGATTAGCAACCGCGGCCTTGAAATCCCTGTCCACATGGCAGGGAACGGTCAGCACGCATGGTACGGCGATGGTGGAGCGCTACCGGCTGGCGACTCGCAGCGCGTCAACCGCGCTATCGTGGGTTTCTATAGCTACGTCAAGCCCATTCAGTTTACCGGCGCAGCTTTGGATGCAGGCGGGGGCGGAGACGCTACGAACTATGTGAAGTCTCTGGCCTTCAACGTCCGCAATGGTGTCGTGGATGCCATCAAGGAACTGAACTGGTATTCCTTCCTCGATGGTTCGGCCACGCTTGCCAAGGTGGGGGGCTCCGTAACGCTCTCAACGACCGTAAACACAACGGTAGACGTAACAGGATTGGGTGACGGCGCGCGGTATTTGCGTCCCGGCCTGACAGTGGACTTCCTGACTGGCACGGTCAACACCGTGAAGGGCACGGCAACCATCGTTTCCGTATCGAACCTCTTAGGCGTGGCTGGCACCACGAACCTGACTTCGGCAGGCGGCGCAGTAACTATCGTGGTTGGTCCGGCGTCGGCGGCTGGGTCACTTGTCTCTGGCGATGCCATCATCTCCTCTGGTTCCTTCAATAAGGCGATGGCTGGCCTGAAAGTCATCATCGACAACGGTACGTTCGCGGCCAACTTCCAGAACATCAATCGGGCGAACAATCCTCAGTACAACGCCAACGTGATTTCGCTTTCCGGCACTCCAGCCCTTACCCGTGATTTCCTTCGCAGGGGCATCTGGACGATTCAGCAAGTGCGCGGGGCGGTGGACCTATCGAAGCTCCGCATCTGGAGCCATGGCTCACAACTTCATGCCTACGTGGACATGGGCTGGACCATCAAGCAATTCAACGGCAACGCCATGAAGATGGACCTTGGCTTTACAGCCTACGAGTTTGAAGGCATCCCTTGGGTCATCGACACGGACGCTCCGCGCGACACGCTGTACTTCGTGAACAAGGAATCCTTGCTCAAGGTGACAGCGCGGAAATTGAGCTTTGACGACCGCACAGGCTCGATTCTCAACCGCGTGCCCACGACCACGGGCGGCTACAACGATGCGTTTGTGGCGTATCTTGAGTTCCGTGGGAATTTGGGTGCCTACATGCCGAACGCAAACACAGCAGTCACGGGCTTGAGCATCCCAGCCGGATACTAAAAATGGCGAAGTGTGACAAAAACATTTACGGGTGCGAACCGGACGGCGGAGCGAAAGAAGCTGGCGAGCAAGCGCTCCGCCGCATGGGTTCACTCAGCATCACGGACAAGGCCGCGAAGTCAGATGGGCCTGACGTGTCCAATTCCGATGATTTGGTGAAAGACCGGGCAAAGCCCTGAAGGGAGAATTGCGATGGCAAAAGTGAACACCAGTGGAAGCGGGACTTCCATTATGGGGCAGGTTCCTGAACTTGGAGGGCAGGCTAGCAAAGCGCTGAGTGAAGCACTGGACGATCTGGGCGACTCGTTCAGCAACAAAATCAATGGGCCTGTGGATGACAAGCGCCGGGTGGAATACGACCCCGAGGATGGAAAGTAATCTATGGCTCTGGCAGCAACACCCAAATACAAATGGGCTTGGGGCAGTTCGGAGTTCTTCGTTATCATCTCGGTGAACGACGCTGGGACCTACGTTCCTGGCGGATATACCCTGACTCCAGCCCTTTTTACGTTGAACACATTTGCTTCCACGTCTGACTCACAACTTCAGGTTCCGCCAGCTTTCGGGCCAGTTGGCATTTGGGCAGATGGGCAGGTGGCGAATTACGCCATTATTGACCAGACCACTGGCGCTCTAAAAATTGCCGTATCCAGCACTGGGGTGGAACTGGGTTCCGTTTCCGCTGCCGGTATCGTCACGGCACTTTGCGCGTTCGGACATTAAGCTAAATGCCGATTGCCAACATCCCGAGCGCCAATAGCCCGAACGTCGGCTCTTATACACTGTTGATTGGAGAGGATTTACCGCTCTATTTCACGGCGGCAGGATTTTTCGGTGGTTCTGCGAACGGGCCAGTTTTCGGGCTTCCGCCACAGTCCTCTATCCCTCGCGGGACACTGTGGATTGAAGCGGTTCCCAATGCGGCTCCAGGAGGGACAGGGGCTATTTCCTTGGCGCTTCAGGCATCATTTGATGGCGGAACTACGTTTCAAAACGTGGCGGCGGCGACTGCGGCATGGACGGCTGGGACAGGGACTATTATTTCGTTCAACGTCTCAGGGCTTGGCGGGAACGGGCAACTCCGACTGGTATCTTCCGGTGTAACCTTGGGCACGGCAACAGGCTTCAACATTTACGCGCATCTAGGATAAGGAGACTCTATGGCGACGTTGGTTGCGACAAGGCTGGCTTGCATCAATCTAGTAAGTTCTTCAGGCGCTTGCCGCTTGCAGATACTTACTGGAACTCTGCCTAATCAATCTTTGCTTGTGGATATGGAACTGACAGCGGCGCAGAACGCAGCGCTTTCTACGGCGCTCGCGGCGGCTGCCGGAACCACGACAAACTTTGATTTTGCGGCAGCCGAATCACCGTTGGCAGGCGTCTATCAGGTAGCGTAATGGCGAGCTTGCCTGATGGTTGGAAGCTCCGCCAGAAGAAGCGCACTGACGGGCGCGTGGATATTCTGGGTAAAGATGCTTGCGGTGCTGATTATGTGGCGCGGACGACGGAAGGTCCGGGCGTAACGGAGAGGGATTTGCAGATTCTTTCTGTTGGTAACCGCGAGACGAGCACAGCGGCAGAAGTCGTTAAGTTCTACCAGAAAGAGCGCGAGGATTTCAACGCACGCAAAGCCGACGAGATGACCGACAGCTACATGGATGGCGCGGAGCGGGTCGTGCGAGCGGGATTGCATTTAAGCGAAAGCCGGGCAGGGTATTCCAGAGCTTATGCTGACGCTTGGGAAAGACTTGAAAGGATGGGAAACCTCTAATGGCTACAAAAATCAACACTCCTGTTCCAGTAGGAGAATTTGCGACTTTCGGCTTTACAACCGACTTGGTGGAGCCGTATAGGTTTCAATGGAAGCGCAATGGCATCTTTGTTGGCGGAAACAACAAGAGCTATACCACGCCGCCCTTGCGCCCCGAGGATTTCAAGGCCAAGTACAGCGTCATCGTTCATGGCCAGGATAAGAGCGAAGAGAGTGATGCGGTGGTGCTTGGCGATGTGGTTGTGCGGCCTTCCGCCAAGCCCGGTCCTCCGCCTACTCCCCCGGTCGGCACCGTAGCTCCGAAAATCACCGCCCAGCCAACTAGCGTATCCGTCAGTGCCGGGCAGCCAGCTTCCTTCTCTGTGCAAGCTACCGGGACTCCTCCGATTGCTTATCAGTGGCAGAAGAACGGCGTCACTATCCCGAATGCCGTTTCCTCGACCTATTCCATTCCGACAACCACGCTGGCCGATAATGATTCCAAATTCATCGTCATGGTCAGCAACATGGCTGGAACGATACCCAGCGATGCCGCCGTGCTGGGGGTGAAGTAATGCCCTGGCAAATCTGGAGTCCCGAGGACTTCCCGAAGCGCGGCGATAGCGGCTACCTAATAGACTACGTGCAAGCCTACCGCATCACCATCAACCTCAAGGCCGGGCAATGGACGCAGCTTGACCCCGATGGCTTCTACAAGGACAGCTATGTGACAAGCTGGGTGGACAAGGAAGCCGATCAGAAGGAAATCACTATCTCGGCGCGGGAGTTGGCTACGCGCATCTGCCGCGACAAGGGCATGGACTTCAACGGAGCGTTTTATCCCGTAGGCTTGATGTTCTGCAACAGCGACCATACGAAGCCGGAAGAGATTGCTGCTCTCGAAGAAGAGGGCCGAAACCGCAATCTTGCTTATAGGAAGAAAGTTATCGAATCCTTTGAAGTGCAGTTCCGCGTGAAGTCGCAAGGCGGGCCGGGGCGTTGGTCCCCAAACACTTACGAGTTGGAATGTTACAAGATTTGGGAGATGGACCCTCCGCAAGTGGTCAACAGACCGACCGTGCAAGCTCCAGCGAACATTCAGATTGTCCAGCCGGACCCGGCACTGATGGCCCAGCTTGTCGCAGCGGAAGTGCAGAAGGAATTGGCGAAGCTGACGGCGCGCCCAAGAGGTAACAGTGCGTGAACTCTTTGTCTCTGGTACAACTCGTTGCAAGACGTAACCCGGTCTATGCCCAGAGCGAATATCTTTCGGAAGTCAACGAAGCCTATCAGGAGTGCTGGAACTATTTGCTCCAGCTTGAGGACTCCTATTTCACCGACATCAAGATTGTCACCGTCACAACCTCAGCGACAGAGTTTGACTTCCTAACCAACTTCGCAAATAACCTGAGCAGCGCTGTTTCTTTGCGGGCTTTCCAGATTGATCGCATCCGTATCCTCCAGCCGGGAGATACCCGCTGGGTCAAAGCTGCGCCACGCAACTGGAACGATGATGATTTTCAGGCCCAACAGCAGCTTACTCCACAGGTAGCCTCGACTTCCGGCCCCTATCTCTATCAACTATTCAGCAAGTTTAGCGTGCTCTTTGCCCAGCCGCTTCCCGTAGGGACGCAGATTGAAGTGGTCTATAGCTTCATTTGGATGCCGCTAGTGATTCTATCGGGCGGGACGATTACAACGAGTGGCGTTAACGTGACGGGCGCATCCACCAACTTTACTCAGGTTGTCCCGCCCGACTTCCAGCTTGCCTTGCCGGGTAACGACCAGGACACGGATATTGGCCTAGAAGTCGTTATAGGGCCGGTAGGGGCGCAGCTTGCCTATCGTGTAAAAACGCTGACCAGTAACACGGCCTTGACCACGCTGACAGCCATTACTCCGGCTCTGGGTTCCGCCACGGCTTACAATCTTTGTTCTGTCCCCGACATTCCAGACGGGCACCACAATACGATTGCCACGCTTGCCACGCGCAATTTTATGTCTACACCAGGGAACGACACTCGGGCAACGTTCTGGGCGGCGCTGGCCGAGAAACAACTGGACGCCATGCGCGACAGCATCATGGTCCGGCAGCGACAGGAGCCAGCGAGAGTGAAACCGTTCCCGCAGAGGATTTTGCGTTATACCGTTTCGCCGTCCAGTTCAAGGTGATGAATGCCGCCACGCCGAAGGCCCACCTCCGAGTTCGAACAAACCCAGAGTGAAGCTGGGCCGCGCGTCGTTACGCTTGATTCTCCCATCGGCGGATACCAAGGATATGTCAGTCCTGACCTTCTCAGCCCTAAATTCTGGCAGGCTAGTTCCAATGTCTATGCTGGACAGTTTGGCGTCATTCGCCGCGCACGCTGGGCACCTGTAGTCAACAGCGCTTTCTTTTTCTCTGTCGGGAAAAGGATTATTGACCTCTACTCTTTTAATCCCACGGGAGCGCCAGCGCCATTCGTCATCATCGACAACAACAATCCTGCGCTGACAACTTCCATGCTTATCTGGAGATACGGGAATGCCTCTGCTGGAGGGCCCTTAGACTTAGTGAATTACCTGATTTTTACAGGGTCACAAGCGCCTTTCTTCGGGCCGTATATGCGGTACACGGCAAATCCGGGGATGATTTTGCAGGCAAATGGGCTAGTCCGATCAAAGCTATATTACGGGATACCCACAGTCGGCGCACTTCCGCCAAATGTTTTTTACATAGAGTTCTGGGGATTAGACGCTCCTGATTCCTCGCCAGCCATCACCTTGGCCGCTGGGAGCACAGCGACGATTTCCGCCGCTCCTACAGGAGCGGTGCGGGCAAACAATATCGCTACCATCACAACCACAGCCCCACATGGTCTGAGCACTGGCCAATACGTCGGCATTTCTGCGGTTACAGATACTTCCTTCAACACCTTGGCCGGTGTCGCAGTGCAAATCACAGTAACAGGCGCTTCTACCTTCACCTACGCAAATGCAGGTATTTCAACGACAAGCGGCAGCGGAACAGTAACATTCGGCATCACCAAGACGGTAGGACGCTCTTACCAATGGGCTTGGGAGAATGCTTTAACTGGCCATATTTCGGCTCCGAGTCCGGCCTCGCAATTTGTGAAATATACGAACCAGGTAGCAACCATCGACCTGATTCAACCGGGGACCATTACTTCAAGCCTGGTGTCTACGACAGTAACAGGAGTAGGAACGCAATTCACGAGCGCTTGGGTAGGCAGAAGTTTATGGGTAGTTGGAGGATTTCTGGGGAATGTTGCTTCCGTGAGCAGCGCTACATCGCTGACTCTGGCAAACAATGCTGCCGTGGCCGCAGCAGGCGCTTCCTTCCAAGTATTTGACTTTCAAAGCACCCACATCCGGCTGTATGCCACAGGCGACGGCGGGTCTGTTTATTTCCTGATTGCTAGAAACCAATGGTTCAACGGAAATATTACTCTTGCAAATTCTGGCCTGGAGTTCACAGACACCGCCAACTCGGAGCCTCCCAATCCGCCATTTGGGAGTGAAATCACGCAGATTTACAATGTGCCTCCGCCCATTGGCTCTTTCTTGCAGGATTATCAAGGAAGAGTGCTTGTCTATGGCGTTAAGGCCGCACTGCAAACTTTCTTCTACTCCAATATTGAAGCAACGGTCGTCGGCCAGCCGCCTGAATCTTTCGGTACGCTTAACACTGTGACGCTTCCGATTGGCGACGGGCAGCTCTTTGGCATGGCCAACTTACCCACGGGTTTGCTTATGTGGTCAAACCGTCAAGATATGTTCAAGCTGACAGGCCTGCTCACAGATAACACGGTAGCCAATGCCACGCAGTTGGGCGCAACGATTCAGAGACTCCCCTATAAGATTGGCTGCGCTTCGCCTTACGCCACTTCTGTAACTCCGCTTGGCGCTATCTGGCTATCGAGTGACCGCGAAGTGTGGCTCTTTACCGACCACTACGCTCCAAAGAATGTCGGGAAGCCTGTTCAGGATGTGCTCAATAGAATCAATGGTTCACGCCTAGCTTTTGCCAAAATGTCTTACTACAAACGGGGAGACAGGTCTTGGCTGGCGCTGGCCGTTGCTCTCGACTCCTCGACATTCAACAACAAACTGCTTCTACTGGACTTGGACCTACTTGCCTCGAATGGTCAGCCATCGTTCTTCACCTTCGACCTGGCGACCAACGCTCCGACTTGGTATCAGTTCGACATCAACTGCGAGTCGATAGCAACAGCTTATGACGCAAATTCCGTAAATCACCTGCTCACTGGAGACGTAGACCTGATTACGGACGTGGACTGGCAGCCTGGATTTTATACCGTCAGCGCAGAGCAAACCGTTACAGGCAGGGCGAAACTTCATGCCTTCGGCAATGAAGATGCCCACATGATTAAAACCTTCCAATGGATGCGCGTGCTTACCAACCAGCCTCCAGCTTCCTTGATAGGCAACTTCGCCGGGCATGGTTCTTATCTGACTTTGCAGGATTCAGGCGGGAGCAACTGGGATGTTTTTGTGCTCGACAATGGAAACTTGCAGGTAGTCGGCGGCTCAATTAGTACGCCAGCAACGTTCATCGTCAATGACCCTTCTAACGCCGCTTCTTGGCAGTTAGGAGTCTCAACGATTGGTTTGCTAACCATGACTTCGGTAGCCTTCAATGCCGGGTATCCGCAAGCACTGACGATTCAAAGCGTTACCGGAAACAGCGTTTGGGCTATCGGCACAACCTTGATTGGGTTCTTGACCACCACCCCATCGGCAGGAACTGGCTGGGCATTTAGCATTGATGCTTTCGATGACGACGTGAACATCATAGGAGTGAATCCCTTGGTGACGAATCTTATTCCGGGCATGAGCAACAATGCCAACAGCTTGTTTCAAGAGTATTCCCCGGCACTATTCAAGTTTGGCGGGGTCATTCCCGTGAAGGGGCGCAGATTCCAGATTGGCGCTGTTTTACCGAGCACCCCTGGATTATATGAGTTGCGCGGCTATCAGGTGGGATATATTAACGTCGTGGGACGGTGACGAATGCCAGCGATGTATATGGGGCGCGGAGGACTAGATGGGCTGTTCAGCCCCAAGCCGCCTAGTTCTGTCGGCCCTGTCAATGCCGGTCAGTTCAATTCTGGTGGTCTACCGATGCCCGGTCCGGCGCAAAGCGGAGGTTCTGTCAGCCCCATTACAACTCCTATGAGTGACCCCAGCGCTGCGCCTGCACCAACAGGCCAACCGAATGTTCTAGGAGCGCAAAGCATCCGTGCCACAGGCGACCCCAAGGGCTACGACCCCAGCTACCTGCAAAACCTGGCTACGTCCATTGGGGCACTCTTTGCGCGTCCGCAAGGGAACATGAACTTCAATCCGCTCGGCAACTTGAGCGAAGTTAGTCCTCCATCCGGTCAGATGGGGAATGCGCCGGGATTTGGCGAGCCGCTGACATGGCTCCAACAAGCTCTAAATGGGTTAGGTTTTAGCTGGGCACTGCCAACTCCAGCGCCTCCCGATACTAGCCAGAATGGTAGCGGAGGAGGCGGGGGAAATAATGTGAGAAGGTATGGAGGCGGCGGCAACGCGCCGATGTACCCGCTATGAACTACGGACTTCTAACGCCGGAGGAATGGCCGCAAGCGAAATTCATTCTGGATAGTTTTGGGCAAAACTTCCAGCAATATGGAGCGGCTATCATCGCTTCCTGTAAAGATGATGAACGCATTGTGGGACTTCATTGCCTGCACCCAGTGCTGCATGGCGAACCTGTGTGGATAGACCCTGACTACCGTGGCAGGGTGAATTTTCTATACATGAAAGAGCAACTGACTTCTTCGCTCAAGCCGGGAACGGAGTATTATGTGTTTGCGCCTGACAGGAAGATTTCCGTTATGGCTGGAGTCGCTGGCATGAAACGGCTCGCATGGGAAGTTTGGAAGGGAGTAGCCTGATGCCTCCACTTTTAGCTGTAATCCCTGCACTCATCGCTGGCGGCGCAGGTGTAGCCGGGGCTGTAGAGGGCGCACAGGCTGGTGGACGGCAGCAAAAGGCTCTTACTCAGCAAGAACAGATTGCTCAACAGGAGATGGCCGACAAACAGGCGGCATTCAAGCAACTCACCGATTTCTTCGCTCCTTACCTCAAGGAAGGCAGCCCGTTTTTGCAGATGATTCAGCGCTCGGCGGCGGAGACTAATGCTACTGGAGCGAATAATGCAGCCGGGGCTGTCAGGGGCGGCGTGGAACGCAGTGGCATGGGCTACGGGCCTTCTGGTACGGAAGCAGCGGCGCTAGGCGGAGTGGCGACCGAAGCGGCAAAGACAGGTTCCTCGAACTATCTCCAGAACTTGCTGGCGAATGAACAGGTAAAATTCCAAGCAGCGCAAGGGATTCAAGGAGCAGGGCAGATGGTAGGTTCCCCGCAGAATCAACCGAACGTTAGTGCTCAGTTGCCATACCAGAGCACAGGCAGCGGGTTGACTGGATTAGCGCAAGTCCTGCAAGGAATTTTGAACAATACGAATACCAATCAGGTTCCCACAGGGCCATCGACTGCTGGTGGGCCATTGGGACCGATTATCGCTGGTGGGCCAGTAGGGACGGGGACGATTCCACCCCCAGGCGCTCCGCCACAGATTCCTGGCGTACCGGGGCCTAGTGGCACACCGACAACGCAGGGATGGACAATGTGAGCACTCCCAACCCAATTTCCTCAATGATGGGCCAAGCGCAACAGACGCTAAACAATCCAATGGCCTCGGCTGTCCCGCAGCCTTCTGGAACGATTGATTCAGGAACGCATCCGGTGATCGCGGCCATTATCAAGGCGCTCGCTGGTGGAGCAGGAGCCTACGGCTGGACTTCCATGCCGCCGCAGCAACGCATGGAAGCGCAAAACATGGAAGCGCAGAAGGCCGAGACAATGGCGCGGTTAGCGCAGACTGGAGCCTACCAGCAAGGGGAGCTGGCCTATCGCGGAGATTTGGCCAAGACCGCAGCGGACAGAGCAGGTTCCTACGCCGAGGATGTGGAGAGCAAGAAAGCCTCGCGCGACACGCAGAACCAAATCAAGCAGCAGGCCGTTGACTTACAGCAGGAAAAGAGCAACTGGCAGAAAGAAATGGCGCAAGGGCGATTAGACCAAGCCAAAACGCGCATCTCGAACCAAGCCGCTCAGTTTGAGAAAACCTTCAAGCTCCGTGCTCAACAGGTAGGGATTGAACAGGCGAAGCTGGAACTAGCCGAGCAGGGCATGGGCATCAAGCAAGGCTTCCTTGATCTTGCCAATTCCGCTCTTAGCCAGAAGGGGACTGCCGAAGGATTGAACACCATCACCAAGCTGCAAGGTTTGGCCTACGAGCATCCGATTCTCTCGCAGGTATTCGGGCTGGACGATGTAACGAAGGCGGTCAGCGAATCGAAGGGTGCGGGGATACCGGGAGTAGGGACAAGTGCTCCACCCACGGTCGGCGCTCCGACATCGGCTCCCGTACAGACGCCAGCGCCAAACAAGATCGCCGCCAAACGGCAGCAGAAAACTCCGCCGAGTAGTGTACCCACCTTCCACTACGACGCGCAGGGGAATCGCATAGCAGGGCCGGGGACTTCACAGTAATGCCGAACGATAGCATCATTGCGCAAGCCGCTGACGGGACACAGCACGTATTCCCGGCAGGCACGGACCCGTCTGTGATTGACCGGGCAATGAAGCAATACGTCTTGCCGCAAGTCAATGCTTCCAACCTGAAGCGCAGTGCCATGGAGACTCCTTTCGAGGCGAAGAATAAGGGCGGGGCTGTTAGTGGTCCTGCTAGAGAAGCGGCTCTCGGAGCGTTCTCTGGCGCTGGTATCCCTGAAACACAGACTCCTATTAAGGACTTGGGTTCAAATCTAGTCCAGCAATTTCAGGACATGGCAGGTAAGAGAGGCGCGGAACAAGCCCTTAGAGCAAACCCCGCTGTGGCCATTCCTACAAGCCTAGCTGAAGGCTTTGGAAAAACGGCGGATGCTACTAATCCTCTAATCGACAACCTTTTCCGCTGGTTGAGCAACAACCTTGGCGGAAGAAAGTTTGACTACAAGCCAGTCGATGCCGGACAGACGGCCCACGATGTTACGTCATTCGCAACCCAGGCCGCCTTGCTCAAAGGTGGTTCTGAAAAGGTTCCAGAAGCGCTTGGTGACCTCTCTGGCAAAGCAGGATTGCGGAAGATGGGTCAAGAAGTCATGGGGCAAGGGCCATCAAAGATTAACGTACTGTCCGACCAGCACGCCCATGCGATTTCCACTCAACAGCATCTTGCCACGGTAGCGGATGCCGTCCATCAAGATGCGCAAGCAGC